CATACGAGTGATTACCAGGGACGGGGAACGGGTTGTAGTGGCCAAGGACGCGCTGGGGGTGTTTGCGGAGCTAAAAAGCTTTGCCTTTGTGCCACCGGCCATGACGGTAGAAGATTATCTGAAGGAAATGGCCCATAGTGTTTGGACCTTTTACGGTAAGGGGATAAAGATTTCAGGGGACACTTTAGCGCAAAGGGCCCAAAGTGCCTACCGGCAGTTTGTGGACTTAGGCTTTTTAGTTGAGATTTCAAAAGAAGATGCCCTGAGGCATTTCGGTTTAAGTCAAGCGGAAGCGGACAAAAAAGATATTGCCGGTTTAAGAAGCGGCGATGAATAGGACTTGCCAAAAGCCCCATTTTAGGTGATAGATGTTACAAAGGGGGTTTTTCTATGTATTATTTTGCCTACGGCAGTAACCTTCACCGGGAACAGATGCGGGAACGCTGTCCGGATTCGAAGCCGGTGGTCAAAGCCAAACTTGAGGGATACCGGCTTTGTTTTAACCGGGTAGCCGATATTATTGAAGATGAAGGGTCTGTGCTTTGGGGGGCGATTTACACCGTTTCACCGGGAGATATTAAAAACCTGGATCGCTACGAGGGCTATCCTAATTTTTACGATAAGTTAGCTGTGGAGGTGGCAGATGACCAAGGTAAAGTTTACCGGGCTTTTGTTTACGTGATGACCTCCAAAGGGTGCCAGGAGCCAAGTGACGGGTACTACCGGATTATTGAGGAAGGTTACCGGGACTGGGGATTGGCGTTAGAACCGTTGCAACAGGCCTTAGTAGAAAGCCGTCAGCGGGCCCCCTTTGGCTCCAGTGGGGCCAGGCGGCGGGGGTAGGGATGAAGGCTTAGGTGCGGGAAACAAAGGGCCCAAAAGGGCAAAGCTGCGGGGGAGGGGTAGGGATGGATAAGTTCTTCACCCAAAAACACTGTGATCGCTGCGGCCAAAGTTTGCAGGAAGGCCGGATCATGTCCATGTTCAACCGGGACTGCCTCTGCCTTGATTGCAAGGAAAAAGAAAGGAAAGATAGGGATTACCGATTGGCGGAAGAGGCCGAAAGGGAAGCGATTAAAAAAGGTGATTTTAATTTTCCGGGTATCAGGGAATAAGCCTTGACTTACCTGTGTTTATAAGTGATGTATAGACCTGCCGCAAGGCACATCACTTTTTAGGGGGTTTTCACCATGACAACCAAACTTCACCTCGGCCAGACGGTTTCAAACTTTGGGGTGCTGGCCAAAGTAGACGGCTTTTACCAGACAACGGGGGATCCAATCCTCAGACATTTTTACAATGACGGCAGCCGCTGGATTGCCGATGCTGCCAAGTGCCAGCCGGTGAAAGAAACCGCTGAACTTTGGCGGCATCAAGATGGCTTGGTAAATCTCGGATAGGCGGGGAGTTTAAAAGGAGCCTGCGGGCTCTTTTTTACTTGGTATTTATCTGGTAAATCTTTGCAAATGGCCTTGCTATTATGTGTGTTCTGAGTGATATATAGACTACCAAAAACACACAGGAGGCGCGAACATGAAAGACTTACTAGAAAGAACGAGGGAAGAACTGGCAGGCTGGCCCCATGAGCTAATACCGGGAAACTTGGAAGAACTGATAGAGAGGCTTTACGATACCGACAACCGGAAGGTGGGCAGGCTGGCAAGGAAAGAAGAAGAGCGAGGAGAATTCAGCTTTGGGCTGATCAAGGCGGTTAAGGAAACAATCCAGCAAAAAAACAGACTGGATCAAGCCCCGGCAAGAAGTTATCAGGAAGCAAGAATTGACCAAATCAGATTTATTCAAACCTCAAGCGGCAGAAAGCCCCGGCGCTGGAGCCGCTAATAGATTGGACTAAAATATGAAGCCACAGAGCCTACGGGCTCTTTTTTTATGGGAGGTGAAAGCGATGGCGACACGGGGAAGAAAACCAAAACCTACCGCCCTAAAAGTGTTGGAAGGCAATCCCGGGAAAAGACCGCTCAATAAAAATGAACCCCAGCCGGAAAGGAAGGCCCCCCGCTGTCCGTCATGGCTGGAACCGGAGGCAAAAAAAGAGTGGAAGCGGATGGCCAAAACCTTGGAAACCATCGGGGTCTTAACCCAGGTGGATAAGGCTGCCTTTGCCGGATACTGCCAGGCCTATGCCCGCTGGAAAGAAGCCGAGGAATTTTTGTCGAAACATGGCACCATTTTTAAAACTCCCTCCGGCTATATTCAGCAGGTGCCCCAGGTATCCATCGCCCAAACTTATCTTAAAACCATGAAGGATTTTTGTTCTGAGTTTGGGCTGACACCGGCTGCCAGAACCCGGATAAAGGTAGACCAAGAGGCGGCAAGTCCCGATGACCCCATGGACGCCCTACTGAGGGTGCCTAAATAGTGTTTTTTGACCAGGATAAGGCTGAGCGGGCGGTTAAATTTATCAGCCTGCTTAATCACACTAAAGGGGTCTGGTATGGCCAGCCTTTTGAATTGCTACCATGGCAGGATAAAATTATCCGGGATGTTTTTGGCACTGTCAAAGAAGATGGCTACCGGCAGTACAATACGGCCTATGTGGAAGTGCCCAAGAAAAATGGAAAAAGTGAGCTGGCCGCAGCGGTAGCTCTTTATCTTACCTGCGGGGATGGGGAATGGGGGGCTGAGGTTTACGGCTGTGCTGCCGATAGGCAGCAGGCCTCCATTGTGTTTGATGTGGCGGTGGATATGGTGGGGCAATCACCGGCCTTAAAGAAAAGAATCAAGCCGGTGCTTTCTAGGAAAAGACTGGTTTACATGCCCACCGGCAGTTTCTATCAGGTGCTATCTTCGGAAGCCTATACCAAACATGGCTTTAATGTTCATGGGGTGGTCTTTGATGAGCTGCATGCCCAGCCTAACCGCCAACTTTATGATGTAATGACCAAGGGCAGCGGGGATGCCAGAATGCAGCCCTTGTTCTTTTTAATTACTACCGCCGGAACGGATCGGAATTCCATCTGCTTCGAGGTGCATCAGAAGGCGGAGGATATTCTGCGGGGGAAAAGAATGGACCCTACCTTTTATCCGGTGATCTACGGTATTGAGGAGGGGGAGGATTGGGGCGATGAGAAGGTCTGGTATAGGGTAAATCCCTCACTGGATCATACCATCGACATTGAAAAGGTGCGGGCCGCCTACTTAAACGCTAAGGAAAATCCGGCGGAGGAAAACCTGTTTCGGCAGCTTAGGCTTAATCAGTGGGTGAAGCAGTCGGTGCGCTGGATGCCCATGGAAACTTGGGAGAAGTGCAATCACCCAGTGGATCCGGAACGGCTTAAAGGTAGAGTCTGTTACGGTGGCCTCGATCTTTCAAGCTCTATTGATATAACGGCTTTTGTGCTGGTGTTTCCCCCGGTACCGGAGGATGATAAATACTATATTCTCCCCTATTTTTGGCTGCCGCAGGAGACCTTAGAGTTAAGAGTGCGGCGGGATCATGTGCCTTATGATGTTTGGAAGCAGCAGGGACACTTGTTAACCACCGAAGGAAACGTAATCCATTACGGCTTTATCGAAAAATTCATCGAGGATTTAAACACAAGGTATCACATTAAAGAGATTGCCTTTGACCGCTGGGGAGCGGTGCAGATGGTGCAAAATCTGGAGGGTGCCGGGTTTACAGTGGTGCCCTTCGGCCAGGGGTATAAGGATATGAGCCCGCCCACCAAGGAACTAATGAAGCTAACCTTGGAGGGGAAAATTGCTCATGGCGGCCATCCAGTGCTTTCCTGGATGATGGACAACATTCACGTGCAAACAGATCCGGCGGGGAATATAAAGCCGGATAAGGCCAAGTCAAGTGAAAAGATTGACGGCGCAGTGGCCATGATTATGGCCCTGGATCGGTGTATCAGGAATGAGGGGATTAGGGATAACTCGGTTTACGATGAGCGGGGGCTGTTGATTTTATAATTTATTTTAGAAACCCCTTGAAAAAAATATGCGGTTGATCTACAATGGGATTAACCAATCAGTTAAGTTAACTAAAGGGTTAAGTCGGGTGGGATGAGGGGTGTGAGATTTAAATACAGAAAACCTTCATTGGAGAGGTATTTTAATGATTTTAATTTATTAAGAAGAAAGATCGGGAATGATTTAGCTAGAGGAGCTAAGAAGCGGCATGATCAGTTAAGGGCAGCAGCAAATTTTAGTATCTATCTTGATACGGGGCTTGGAAAACCCCACCCGCTGTATGAAAACTTACAGGGGTGTTATGGGATCAGTATTTCCGGTAATATCAGGCTTGTTGTTAAA